GCCTAATTGTAAGTTCCTATATTTGGCTTCTAATTCTTGTTGCTGTGCGGCCGCTTTTTTAATGGATTCGGTTAATTCGTCAAATTTGCCGCTGTCTAATGCTTCCCAAAATGCTCGCGGATCAACACCTCTAAAGGCACGACTTAATAATTGTGTAGCAATGGCGCTACGCTCTGCGCCTGCAGGCATTTCACTGAGGCCTTTTAGTGTTTTATTAAGTATTTCTGTTTCGTCTAGGCTCTTTAGATCGCTTAAACTAACACCCACTGCCTTAAAGGCGTCTCTGGCCTGTAAACTGCCTTGATTGGCACTGTCTATGGCCGCATAAAGACCATTGATGATCTTTTCCATATTCTTGGCTTTACCGCCACTTTCATCTAGTGCTCCTTGGAACGCTACCAGACTAGATATACTGATATTAGTAGCATCACTGAAGTCGCTGATTCTATCTGCAGCCTGCAATGCTCCTGCAATAAAACTAGCAAAGCTAACACCCAGTATTGTAGTAGCCAGTGTATTGATTTTGGCATTCAAGCCTTCAATCTTATCTTTGGCCTTGTCAATACTTTCTACACCTTTGGTAGCAAATTCTAAGATAAACTTTTCATTAGTTGCCATTATTGGTTTCCTGTCTTATTAATATATTTGACGACTTCCTTGACTGTAGGTTCCGTCATTCCCTGAGGACTTTGTTTACTATATCCTTCATCCAATCGCTGTGCGTATGGATAGTCTGCGACAATCTCAGTGTTGCGGATATTGGTATGTCCACGGGCATTACCTGTTCTTACGGGTGTATAGCCCTTGAAGTACGGATAAGCAATCTGTGTCAATGCCTGTGGCGTCAACTTAGATTTAAGTTGTTTTAATCTTTGATTAATTTCATTGGCCATCACTTCTTCCCTTCAAATATTGCTAACAATTCATCTTCTGTGAGTTCGGGCGGTGCAGTGACTACACCATTCGCACGATTCTCCTGCTCTTGCTGCCAAGCCAGTTCAATGTCATATATCATAAGATCATAGGTGGTTGCATGGTCTCTAACATAACTGGGTAATTGTCCGTAATGTTTAGCCATGCTACCTATAGTTATGTATTTGGCTGTAGCCCAGTCGTTGGGGTTGAGGACTTGGCCTTTGACTTTCCCAAGCGTTCATTAATCGCTGTTAGTGCGGCTATGGCTAGGTCTATGGGCAATACATGATCATCGGCAATCACACGATTACCATCATGATCTAGAATCAACGATCTCATTAATTCGTTTAATTTTGTTCCGTCACTGTCTGCTTGACTCTTGAAGAAGTCAAAGTAAGTGTTAATATCCACGCTGTCTAGGATCCAAAAGGATACTACACCATCATAAGATTCCACGATCTCTGGTGTGGTTATTTCTATTTTAATTAATTCGGGTTTTTTGGCAAATTGACCAATGTTCATCTTATTCTCCAATCCTATCTTTCATGTGATGTACCACGCTTAGTAGAAAGCGTAAGCGAGCGTCTGCTTGCTCTAAGTCTTTTCTAGCGCACTTTACTTCTGCAATGGCCTTAGCGGCTTCTGCTTCCATACTACGCAATAACTCAGCATCACTTAATGTATCAAAAATCATATCTACACCTCCTCAGTGTTATGTGTATTTAGTGATAAGAAAAGGCTCCGGAGAGCCCTTTCTAGTTTTATCTAATCGCTTAGATTAGGTTGCTACTGCGGCTGTAGCCAATGTGTAGTCACCGTTAACTTCAATGGTTAGTGGAGATACGAATACTGGACTATCTGCAGAGACTTTTGGAGCCAATGCTGATATAAAACCAGTGCCCATAAACAACTTGCTGCCGTCTGTGACACCTGCAGGAGCGATTAAGAAAGCAACTTGTGTTCTATCGTTAGATAGTTTGAAGATGCCGTCTAGGCTCGCGCCAGTTCCGCCGGTAAGACCGAAGAACGCTGTAGGGTCTAGAACGAAGTTGCCGCTCAAACTGTTGGAAGCGTTAGTTGTGATAACGTTCTCACCTGATTGGTCAAGTTGTTTCCAACGAAAGGCTCCGTTGCTGTTGTTGATGGTCACGTCTTGTAGACCTGGAACGACGATTCCGCCGTTGGCCACTGTAGAGATTGCACCTGTGCTGTTGCTGGCTGCTGTGATAAAGTCAGTTTCCACAGGTGTTGAACCTGCCATTGCTGAAGCTTTAATCAATACCAACTTAACACGATTAACCGCTGTGGTTGCATTAATATATGCCATGTTATGTTTCCTTATGCTATGTTATAAAACCTATACTCAAACTCATATAGCAATATATCATTGTCTATAGTAGTGGTATAGTCAAACTCTTTTCTAAAAGAATCTGTTATAGTGTTAACTAATTTTGCAGTGGCCATAGTAGCCAATGCGGAGTCTAAATCTGCGTTGCGATTCTTTGCGTCCATTGCTAGATATCCCTGCACTGTAGTGATTGTTTGACAGATGTCATCTTCACTTAACAGGGGCACTAGAGTTGACTGTTCCTTTGTGGGCTCACTGAGATACACTCGCTTCATATTTTTTAGATATAAAGCATTACCGCCTTGATCAAAGGGCAACTCTTGGCTGGTCTTTATGGAACCAGTTAGGTTGGCTGTCAAGTAGGTTAATAATAGTGTTCTCATTATCTAATCCTTATAAGGTTGACTGTACTTGGTCTGCGTTCATTGGTAGTAATAGTGCCGTTGCCGGAAAAATCATACCAATCACCGCTCTCAATGACTTCTTTGAACAACTTATCGTAGCCATCTTTATAGTGAGCAATCTTAACGACTTCTGCGCTGTTTTCGTTGCCGAAATCTGCCACTCGTGGTAGGAGATATTCATACATAGCGAAATAAACGTTTAAGTCTTTAAACTCTTGTTCACGTGCTTTGATATAATCTGGATTTACTGCTGGCAGTAATCTTAGATCATTGTTCAATGTGGGATCCAATGCAAACGCACCTTCACGATACCATTGCGTGTTTCTAATTTGTGTTAGAATTCGCTGACTGGCCTGCGCTAATAATGCGTTCACTGTGGTTGAATCCAAGCCTTCATTGGCTTCAAAGAATCGCTGGTCCCTAGCGGTGACATCCGCATAGACTGCAAAACTTACAAACGTAGTTGAATTGTAATTAAATGCCATTCTAGGGTCCTTTCCTTAATTAAACGTTAACTAGTTTAACACCACGTGTTGCGTCAATAACGCCAACACCGGCGTGTAGGCTAGCAACGATGTCGTTACCAACTGCTGCCGCACGTCGTTGAACTTCTAAGTCAACATTCTTGAACATAGCAATGCGTAATGCATCTTGCGAGAAGATAAAGCCTTTGTTTGTGCCAGAAACATAAGCACTTTGGAACAAGCGAACACCACCAACACTGGCTAAGAAACCATTGGTCATTGCTTCGTTCTGGAATGTGCCACCAGCGTAAGCGGCTGTGCCAATTGCTTTCATTAGTGCGGCTGCTTGGGCTGGGCTCAAGATACCATACAATTGACCCATTTCACCAGCGCCACGGATTTGTGCAACTGCGTTGAAGATTGCGTCAACCGTTACTGGATCACCATCACTTGTGCTGGCTGTCAATGAGTTCATTGCTGTGATAACATCTGCGTCAAATGCTTTGGCCACTGATTGACCTAATACACGGCCAAGTTCAGCTGGATCAATTGCACCTAGATCGCGTAAAACATCACGTGCGGCATAGATGTTGGCAGTGATTGTAACTTTAGTATCAGCAATGCCAAGTGCGGCAAAGTCGTCTGCGTCGTGGCTAGCACTTGTCAACTTGCTGGCTGTAACAGAACCCATAACTGGAATCTGTGCGGACATGCTACCTGCTGGTAGATTGACCATAGGGATAAGACCACCACCTAGGAATAGGGAGTTTTCTTGTGCTGTATAGACTGTGGCTGCTTTGGTAGCAACTACTAATGAGTCTAAGTCATAAGCTGTATTGTAAGCCATGTTAATAATCCTTTAATTATATTTTGCCGTTGCGTCTCGCATCGGCGTAGATCTTTCTGTGATCTGCGCGAGTCATATCTAAATTCTTAAGATCAACTTGAGTGTTGGCCATCTTATTAACGTTGCCCTGAGTATTGGTTGTGGCAGGAGTTGCTGATACAAAATGAGGATTACTGTCTAGGAATTCTTTGACATATTTGTCCACGCTGAGTGGAATACCTGTGTCGTCATACCTAACTGATCCAGTCTTTGCATCTAAAACTTCTACTTCACCGTCTTCGTTTAATCGCAGATTGGGTTTTAGCAGTTGCTTGACCTGTTCTGGATTTACACTACGATACTGTGCGGCAATATTAATCAAGGGCTGTTCTACTCGGAACTCACGAATGATTATATCTCGTTTTTGGATTTCTGCTTCTTTCTTAGAAACAGTATCCTTGAGAATCTTATCAAACTCGCCGCGGTTAACAGCCAATTCTTGCTGTTTACGCTCATGCTCTGTGAGCACTTGACGAATTGAATCTGGATCACCTAGGTCTTCATAGGGTTTCAATGCACGTTTCACTACTGTATTTTTCATACGAGCGATCATGTCATCTACTTCTCTTTGACTATAGGTTTTCTCTGTTCCCTGTGCCTGATCATTATTTTGGTTAGCAATATCAGTGACTGCTGTTGTATCCGATGTTTCTTGTTGGGTCATCGTGGTCCTCGCCTCTTTTGGAGTGTGTTAAGCGGGAGATTAATATCTCCCTTAAGTGTATTTATATATAGATACATTAAACTAGGGGTTAACCCTGATTTATTGTAGTTTCATCTATAATTTCTTGTTGTGCTTGAACAGCATTAATCATGGTCACTGGCATGATTTCAGCAGGCTCTATACCCAAGAGTTCTATAAT